TCCCACAGAATGAATGGGAAAACTACTGGATGGATCAAGACATTAATGATCGCGGTATCCGGATTGACCAACAACTGGTTAACAATGCGATCAAATGTCAAAACGTCTTCCATGACCAGTACTTACAGACTGCTAAAGAATTAACAGGTCTAGCAAATCCTAACTCTCCATTACAGCTAAAAGACTGGCTCCAGCAGCAAGGTATTAAAACTAATTCACTATCCAAAGCATCAGTGGCACAGCTATTACAAACAACTACCGGCACGGTTCATCAAGTATTAGCTCTCCGTCAGTTACTCTCCAAATCAAGTGTCAAAAAGTACCAGGCTATGCAGAAAGCTATGTGCCAAGATGGTCGTGTCCATGGTCTTTTACAATTTTATGGTGCAAACCGTACCGGTCGCTGGGCTGGTCGCCTTGTACAAGTACAAAATCTGCCCCGTAATTCAATGCCAGACCTCGAAGAAGCTCGCGAATTAGTTAAGCAAGGCAACGTACCAGCACTTGCAATGCTTTATGATTCAGTGCCAGACGTCTTATCACAATTGATTCGCACTGCTTTTATCCCTAGCAAAAATCATCATTTCTACGTGGCTGACTTCTCAGCGGTTGAAGCACGGGTGATTGCTTGGCTATCTAATGAAAAATGGCGACAAGAATCCTTTGCCAAGAATGAAGATATCTATTGTGCATCCGCGAGTCAGATGTTTGGTGTCCCGGTCGTCAAACATGGCATCAATGGTGAACTCCGTCAAAAGGGTAAAATTGCCGAACTCGCCCTGGGCTATGGCGGTTCCATTGGTGCCCTCAAAGCCATGGGTGCCACTAAGCTTGGCTTAACTGATGATGAATTACCGCCACTGGTTCAAATGTGGCGTATTGCTAGTCCTCACATTGTGCAGTTTTGGTGGGACGTTGATAAAGCGGCTAAAGCTTGTATTAAAACCCACCTTCCTCAAGAATCTCACGGTATGAAATTCGCCTACCGCAGTGGTTGTATGTTTCTAAAATTACGTTCTGGTCGATCTCTTTGTTATCCCCAACCTAAGATCGGCATTAACCGCTTTGGTAGTGAGTCCATTACTTTCATGGGCATTAACACCGTCAAGAAATGGTCACGAATTGAAACCTATGGTGCTAAGTTAGTCGAAAACATCGTCCAGGCCACTAGTCGTGATCTCTTAGCTGAAGCCATGCGCCGTTTAGAAGCAGCCGGCAACCCGGCCGTAATGCATATTCATGACGAAGCCGTAATTGACGCCCCTTCCAATCGGTCACTTGACACCATGGTTCAGCTCATGACCGAAGTTCCAGACTGGGCCAATGGCTTAATCCTCAACGCTGCTGGTTTTGTTAGCGACTTTTACAAAAAAGATTAATTTTAATGGTTTACTTTCTGCCCTCATCTGGCTTATTGGTGAGGGCTTTTTTAGTTCTCTAATTTAATGAAAGGATCTGAATCTATGTCAGAAGCAACCATAGCAATTACCAAGCTGCGCCAAGATAAACTGAATCCACACTACCGACCAATGATCTTTGTCATTGCGCCGTTTACAGAAGTAGTAAAGAGCGATGCTAAAAGTACCATGACAGTGCGCTCTTACTGCCGTTTTATCTATCAACATGGTGGCATCCCCGTTTGTCCACAGCTTTACCTACCTCAATTTATTAACCTGCACCATTCACAGGAATTTCAAGTAGCCACTTTTATTAACATTGTGCTACTGACTAAATGCGCCGAAGCCTGGTCATTTGGTAAACCGACGCACGATATGTGCTACTTCATCCGCTTTGCCAAACGTAAAAATAAAAATATCCGCTACTTTAATAATGAAATGGAGGCCAACTAAAGATGCATTTTACTTTATCGACGGCAGTTAATTCCGGTCAGGCTAGCAATACGATCTATCCTCATCAACAAGCTATTACTAATGCACAGGAATTAGAACAAGCTGTCCGCTATGACCATGTCTGCGGTCAATTTCAAAATAACCAACGCACCATTGCCAACTTCATCAAAGCCGATTGCCTAATTATGGACTGCGATAACGATCATTCTGACGATCCGACTACTTGGATCAAACCTGCAAACATTGCTAACTATTTCGATGATGTTTCCTACGCCATTACTTTCTCGCGAAACAATATGAAGGCCAAGCACCATAAAACACCCCGGCCTAAGTTTCACGTCTACTTTCCGATTACTGAGATTACGGATGCTAAAACCTACGCCGAACTAAAACACGAAATTCAAGAATACTTTCCCTATTTTGATGACAATGCGCTTGATGCGGCCCGGTTTGTCTTTGGTGTGCCTAGTACTAAAGCCATCTGGCATGAAGGATCACAAGCCGTGGACAAATTTATGATGGCCCAGCGTTACTTTGCTCAGCAAAACATCGGATCAATCCATGAAGGCAAACGTAATGCTACCCTTTCGCATTTTGCCGGTCGCATCATTATGCGTCTTGGCAATACTGCTGAAGCTCGTCAGGCATTTCAGGAAGAAGCTGCTAAATGTGATCCACCACTAAGCAAGCAGGAATTAAAAAACATCTGGCATAGTGCCACCAAATTTGGTCAACGCATGGCTAATCAAAAAGATTATATTCCGCCCGAAAAATACAATCAGCCCAATGATGACTTACAGCCAGCTGACTACTCGGACACTGGGGAATCTTATGTCTTTGTAAACAACTGTAAAGAGCGGGTCTGCTACACCAATCAATCAGGTTTTATGTGGTTCGACGGTAAGGTCTGGCAAGAATCGGAACCTTTAGCTCTCGGCGAAGTCCAACGTTTTACCGATAAACAATTAACTGATGCTCAGCTTCGTGTCACTAATAGTTATAAGAAGATTCAGCAAAATGGTGTGACATCCGCTTTGCAAGCAATGGGTAAAACTAAAGCTAGTCGGACTTTTAACGATGAACAACAGGCAGCGTTCAAGAATTACGAAAATGCTAAAGCTTACGAAGCCTTCATTCTCAAGGAACGCAGCACCCGTGGTATTAACGGGATCTTAACTAATTCTCGACCAAAGCTCGTCAAAGAGATTAATGATTTTGATGCTGATCCGTTTTTGTTGAACACGCCCAACGGACCTTTCAATTTAAAGAAAGGGATGCACGGTCAACAGGAAATTCAAGCTGATGAATTAATCACCAAATCCACATCCTGTATTCCTGGTAATCAAGGAGCTTCACTCTGGCAAGAAGCACTCACTACTTTCTTCTGTGGTGACCAAGCGTTGATTAATTACGTCCAAGAAATTGTGGGACTGGTGGCGATCGGTCAGGTGTACCTGGAAGCTCTGATTATTGCTTACGGCAGCGGGAGGAATGGTAAGTCAACCTTCTGGAACACCATCGCTAATGTACTCGGCACTTATACCGGTCACCTCTCAGCTGATGCCTTGACCACTGGTGTCCGGCGAAACGTCAAACCAGAGATGGCCGAAGTCAAAGGCAAGCGACTAATCATCTCCGCGGAATTGGAAGAAGGTAAACGCCTGAACACTTCCATCGTCAAGCAACTTTGTTCAACTGATGAAATCTATGCCGAAAAGAAATACATGAAACCTTTCTCCTTTACGCCCAGCCACACCATCGTGTTATACACCAATTACCTGCCCCACGTAGGTGGTAATGATGAAGGAATCTGGCGACGGTTAATTGTGATCCCCTTTAAAGCTACGATCGCTAAACGCAATGATATTAAGAATTACGCCCAGTACCTAACCGAAAAAGCTGGGCCGGCAGTCTTGCAGTGGATCATTGAAGGCGCACAGCGAACCATTCAGCAAAATTACCGATTAACTACTCCGGCGGCAGTCGAAAAAGCGGTCAATGCTTACCATGCTGACAATGATTGGCTCGGACATTTTCTCAACGAAAAATGCGAATTAAACCCAGAATATGAGCAAAAGTCCGGTGACCTCTATCAAAAGTATCGCGAATACTGCCAAGGCATCGGTGAATATATCCGCAGCACGACTGACTTTTACACCGCCCTCAAAAATGCTGGCTTTCAACGTCAACATAAACAAAACGGTCGTTTCATCGAGGGACTGCGATTAAAAGTTGATGCCGACGAATTCCTCAGTTGACTGTCATCGACTGTCACACTTTAAAACTCTAAAAGCTTGATACATCAGTGTTTACCAACCCTAATGACAGTCGTGACACTCTTTTACATTACTTGTATATAGGAATAAAAATAGAAAAAAAGAGTATAGAGAAGAGTAGTAAAACAACTGTCACGACCGTCATTAACCCTGACGAATCACCGATATATCAACGTTTAGGAAGGATTTTACAAATGTTAGAAAAACAAATCGAAACTACTTTTGTCAAAGCTACCCACCAACGCGGAGGTCTTTGCCTAAAGTTCACCTCCCCATCGATGGCCGGAGTACCTGATCGATTGGTCCTCCTGCCTGATGGTCACATGGGCTTTGTGGAGATGAAGGCTCCTGGTAAACATCCCCGCCCGTTACAAGTGCAAAGACTCAACCAGTTAAAACAACTTGGTTACCAGGTTTTTGTTTGCGATCAGTTTGATCAGATTGGAGGAATGCTAGATGCAATACAAACCGCATGAATACCAACAATACGCAACTCAGTTTATTCTGGATCATCCTGTGGCAGCAATCTTGCTTGATATGGGACTAGGTAAAAGCGTCATTACCCTAACTGCTATTAAACAACTTATTCAGCAGGGGAAAGTTCAACGGGTATTAGTTGTCGCTCCACTGCGTGTGGCTAAACAAACCTGGCCAGAAGAAATTGAAAAATGGGACCACTTAAAAGGCCTTAACTATTCAGTCGTCACTGGTTCTAAGTTTCAAAGGATCAAAGCACTGCAGCAAGATGTCGACATTTATATCATTAATCGGGAAAACTTAAAATGGCTAATTGAATCCTCTGGTACTTCCTTTGACTACGACATGTTGGTGATCGATGAACTCTCCAGTTTTAAGTCTTACCGCTCGCAACGCTTCAAAGCCCTCAAACGAGTGCGACCACTGATTAAGCGCGTAGTTGGCTTAACAGGCACACCGTCGTCTAATGGCTTGATGGATTTGTGGGCAGAGTTCCGCGTACTAGACATGGGCCAACGACTCGGCCGTTTCATCTCATCTTACCGAATGAACTACTTTGACCCTGACAAGCGAAACATGTATCAAGTTTTTACCTACAAACCTAAGCCCGGTGCTGAACAAAGTATCTACCGCGCCATTGATGATATCACCATTTCTATGAAGTCTAAGGACTACTTGAATCTGCCACCATTAACTATGAACACCGTTCCGGTAAAAATGAGTAATAGTGAGCAGGCAATCTATGATGAGCTTAATGCCCAGCTAGTAGTTTCAACCCAGGGTAAACAAATCGATGCCCTCAACGCAGCCAGTTTATCGAATAAACTTTGCCAGATGGCAAATGGTTGTGTCTACGACGACCAGCAGCAGATTGTTCAAATTCACCAGCGAAAACTTGATGCCCTTGAAGATTTGGTTGAAGCTGCTAATGGTAAACCTGTCTTGGTAGCTTACTGGTTCAAACATGATCTAATCCAGATTAAAAGTCGTTTCAAGGTTCGTGAGATCAAAACACCCCGTGACATTCAGGACTGGAATGCCGGTAAGATTCCTTTAGCTTTGATCCACCCCGCTTCTGCTGGTCATGGTCTTAACCTGCAGGCTGGTGGTGCCACCTTGATTTGGTATGGATTGACTTGGAGCCTGGAGCTTTACCAGCAAACCAACGCTCGGCTCTGGCGACAAGGACAGCGTCAGCCAGTAGTTATCCACCACATCATCACCGAAGGAACCATTGACGAAAACATTCTGGCCGCCTTGAAACGTAAAGATAAAACCCAGCTAGCGTTAATCAATGCGGTGAAAGCCAACCTGAAAGGAAGTGTTGTGGCATGAGTATCATGTGGAACTACTTAGACAAACGACGAGCGACCGTCGCAGCCTTGAAAGATTACGATGGTATGAAGTTCATCATTGACTCTTACCAAGACGAACTGAAACTAGCTAAGGAACAAATGGTTGGTGTCAGTTCGCCTCGCTATGGTTTCTCACCCAGTGGCAGCAAAAAGGATAACCCGACTGAACATCGCCTGCTGCATGGCATCGATGAGACAACCAAGCTGAATGAACGCTACCAACAAGCCCAACTTTACTTCAAGTGGTTCGAGCCAGCCTGGCAAGAGTTATCTGAAGACGAGCGCTTTGTTTTAGATGTCTGCTATCGTACTCCAAACCAGTCAATGAACGAGGGACTAACCATCGTGATGGACAAGTACTTCATTGCGAAAACCACTGCTTACAATCGAAAGAACAAAGCACTCGATCACCCCACGCTCTTACTTTATGGATCCCATCATTAGAAAGGTAAAACGCAGAACAAACAATCGGCTTATCTATGTTACGATGGTAGTGTAGAAAATTAGGATAAAGGCATTTGCTTTATAACATTGAAGCCTAGCGGTGCAAAACTGCTGGGCTTTTCTTATACCCTCAGAAAGGAGGAGTGTCATGCCCTACTCACCCAAGAAACCCTGTCGTTACCCTGGCTGCCCGCGACTAACCCACAACACTTATTGTGACGTCCATGCTAAGCAAGTCAGCTCTCACTATAATCGTTACCAACGACCAAAGCGTAGTCGTCCGCGCTATCATCACGGCTGGCCAAAGATCCGTCAACGCTACTTGCTCCACCATCCCTTCTGTGAGATGTGCCTGAGCCAAGGAAGGTATACCCAAGCCACCGAGGTCCATCACGTTCTGCCTCTGGAGCATGGTGGCACCAACGAGTTCAAGAACCTGATGGCATTATGTAAGCCATGCCACTCCCGCATCACTGCTCAGATGGATGATCGTTGGCATAAAAAGCCACGTCGATATCATTACTAAACCACGGAGGGGACCATCAAATCCTTAAAAATTTTTCGCGCGGGAGCGGGCCTGGGCCTTCGTGTACAAAAAATCGAAATCAAACGGGGTATTAACCCCTGCCGAAAGGAGGGAGAGATTTGGCTAAGGATGGTACGAATCGTGGTGGATCGCGGGTCGGCGCTGGGAGAAAATCTAAATCACTGCATGACAAGCTCGAAGCTGGCCAAGAAGCAACTGTTATCGATTTGCCTGAACCAGCTAATCTGGAAGGACACGTGATGCCGCCAGTCAAGAAATACCTCAAGGCCAAACAGAAGAATGGTTTAGAATTTGACGCCGCTGATATTTTTAAAGAAACCTGGGAATGGTTGGTCGAACGTGGTTGTGAAAAGCTAGTTAACACTCAGCTGATTGAACAATATGCCGTTAGCGTTAGCCGGTGGATCCAGTGCGAAGAATGTATCTCTAAGTTTGGTTTTCTCGCTCGCCACCCTACCACTGGTAATGCAATTGCTTCACCATATGTTTCCATGAGTCGTGACTACATGAAGCAATCGAGCCAATTATGGTTTCAGATTTTTCAAGTGGTTAAAGAAAACAATGCCACGACTTATCAAGGATCAACACCCCAAGATGATGTCATGGAACGACTCTTAAGAAGTCGGAAAGGAATGAACTAATGAAATTTATCAAGAAAAAAATTGCTGATCTAATTCCTGCCGATTACAATCCGCGTAAAGATCTCAAGCCTGGCGATCCTGATTACGAAAAGTTAAAACGTTCAATGAAAGAATTCGGTTATGTCGATCCAATCATCTGGAACCAACAAACTGGTCGCATAGTTGGAGGACACCAGCGGTTAAAGATTCTCCAGGATGAAGGGATCGAAGAAGCTGAGTGCGTTGTTGTTGACCTTAATGAAGAAAAAGAAAAAGCGTTGAATATTGCGCTCAACAAGATCAGTGGTGATTGGGATAAGGATAAGTTAGCCCTCCTAATGACTGACTTACAAGCCAGTGATTTAGATGTTTCATTAACGGGATTTGACGAGAATGAGATCTCCGACCTTCTTGGCACGGCTGACGACACGCATGATGATGACTTTGACGTTGATAGCGAATTGGATAAACCGACCTTTTCAAAGCCTGGTGACTTATGGCACTTAGGTAAACACACTTTATTATGTGGTGACGCTACTAAAACAGAAAGCTACCAGAAATTACTGGGTGATCATAAGGTCAACCTAGTATTAACCGATCCTCCATACAATGTCGATTACTCTAGCAAAGCTGGCAAGATCAAGAATGATCATCAAGCCGATGACAAGTTCTACCAGTTTCTGCTTGCTGCTTTTCAAAATATGAATCAAGCAATGGCTAACGATGCCAGCATCTATGTATTTCACGCCGATACGGAAGGCCTTAACTTCCGCCGTGCTTTCCAAGATGCTGGTTTTTATTTATCCGGTTGCTGTATCTGGAAGAAGCAATCATTAGTACTTGGTCGCTCTCCCTATCAGTGGCAACATGAACCCGTACTCTATGGATGGAAGAAAGATGGCAAACACGAATGGTACACCGGGCGAAAGGAATCCACCATCTGGGAATTTGATCGCCCAAAGCAGAGTAAGGAACACCCAACGATGAAACCAATCCCACTATTAGCCTATCCAATCATGAATTCCACCATGTCCAACTGTACCGTTCTCGATCCATTCGGTGGTTCCGGTTCAACTCTGATTGCATGCGAGCAAACTAATCGGATTTGTAACATGATGGAACTCGATCCTAAATATTGCGATGTGATTGTGCAACGTTATATTGAACAGGTTGGTTCAAGCAAAAACGTTAGTGTGGAAAGAAATGGTAAAACTATTCTTTACAGCAAAGTAAAAAAGCCGGCTTAAATCGTCGAAGTTCCTTGCTATCTGTACCCTTTAGAGTGATGTATACAGTGATCAAACAAGGAGGTACAGAAGATGGAAATTAAATTTAATGTACACGGCCAGCAACGAAAAGAATTGGTGACGAAGCTGGCTGACTATACTCATCGAAAGGCCGAATATCAATACACACCTACCTACGCTTATCAGATTGGCAAGTACACTGTTAACAAAGATGGAGTCCTAACATCCCCGGATGAGATCCCGGCCAATTTACTCGATTATCTTGAACAGCAAGGCTTCCACCCTACTGAAATAATCAAGTTGAACCTAGCCTACCAGCGAGATAAGTTTACAGATCAGGCTCTTGATAACCTGCGCCACCTAATCTGGGCTAAGGGGCAGTTAATTAAGGACGCTTGCCAGCTGGAAGCCCTCCCCTTAAACGTCGATGAAAAACAGGTATCCTTCGATTGGTTTAAAGAAGTGAAACTTGACGATGCTTTTGCTTATCAACAATTTGTCGACAAGCTGGTCCAATATGCCATCAGCCACCAGCGAATCATGTCAGAACCACACGAAGAGAGTAATGAAAAATATGCTTTCCGCTGTTTCCTGCTACGCCTAGGATTTATCGGTCCCAAGTTTAAAGACCAACGGAAAGTATTGTTACGCAACTTAACTGGATCAGCTGCTTTTAAGAACCAGGGGGACTAATCATGAATCGAATTAAGGACGAATTAGCTAAACGTAACCGAATCCGCCAGCAGGTCTTAAAAATCCGCAACACTGGTGAAGCCAATATGTTTGATGTGGAAAATGTCAAAAGACTGGCATACTACTATAACTACCATGACTTAATCGATTACTTGAATACTGACCGCGCCGGATACGTAAATTTGATATTAACTGGCAAGTTTAATTAATCATCAATCAAGCATTGAGTTAACACTCAGTGCTTTTTTAGTACAACTGAAAGGATGTGATGCCCTCTTGCGAAAACTAAAAGATTACAAGCCAACTAGGTTCATGGCCAAGGACTCTACTTATAACAAAGACGCAGCTGATTTTGCAGTTTCATTTATCGAATGCCTATGCCATACCAAGGGAACCTGGGCGGGTAAGCCTTTTGACCTCATTGACTGGCAGGAAAAAATTATTCGCGACATTTTTGGCATCTTAAAACCTGATGGGTATCGTCAATTCAATACTGCTTACGTCGAAATTCCAAAAAAGCAAGGCAAATCAGAACTGGCGGCGGCTGTTGCTCTACTGCTTTGCTGCGCTGATGGTGAAGAACGTGCAGAAGTTTATGGTTGTGCTGCTGATCGCCAGCAGGCCGCCATTGTTTTTGACGTCGCCGCTGATATGGTGCGGATGAACCCAGCCTTAAAAAAGCGTTGTAAGATCCTCGCTTCCCAAAAACGGCTGATCTATGAGCCAACTAATAGTTTCTATCAAGTCCTATCTGCTGATGCTTATTCCAAGCACGGTTTCAACGTGTCAGGAGTAATTTTTGATGAATTACACACTCAACCCAATCGTAAACTCTACGACGTCATGACTAAGGGTTCCGGCGATGCTCGAACGCAGCCGCTCTACTTTTTAATCACGACTGCCGGTAATGATGAACACTCTATCTGTTACCAGGTTCATCAAAAAGCAATCGACATCATGAAGGGCCGTAAACATGACCCCCGTTTTTATCCGGTTATTTACGGTGCCGGGCGTGATGAAGATTGGTCGAGTCCTGAAGTTTGGAAGAAAGCTAATCCCTCCCTGGGTATTACCGTCAAGATGGAGAAGGTTAAGGATGCTTATAATTCAGCTAAGGAGAATCCGGCTGAAGAGAACACCTTCCGACAACTACGGTTAAATCAGTGGGTGAAGCAAGATGTTCGATGGATGCCGATGGACAAATGGGATGCTTGTGCCTTTCCTGTTGATCCCGATGAATTACGTGGCCGCGATTGCTATGGTGGCCTTGACCTGTCATCAACTACTGATATTACGGCTTTTGTACTGGTGTTTCCTCCTAGAGATGATTCAGAAGGTTACACCCTGCTACCTTACTTCTGGATTCCCGAGGATAACGTTGATTTGCGGGTTCGCCGTGATCATGTCCCCTACGATATTTGGAAGCAGCAGGGATATCTACAAACCACAGAAGGTAATGTCGTCCACTATGGCTTCATAGAACACTTCATTGATGATCTCGGAAAGAAATACCATATCAAGGAAATTGCCTTTGACCGTTGGGGTGCAGTCGAAATGGTCCAGAA